AGTCGGGGTAAGTGCCCGTATGAACAACAAGACTTCCCTCCCGGCCGGGGATTGTCTCATAATTGACTTCCTCTCCCGGAAAGTTGTTTTCCGGGAAAGCTGTCATGAGAAGCCCTCTATCCAGTGAAGATCCATCTTCCGTGTACAAAGCATATTTGTTTGTCATGAATTAAATCCTCCCTTTCGCCCAGTCTTCGGCCTGCTGTCTTGCATTGAGCTCCTTAATCGTTGTCGTTGTTGCCTTTTTGTAGAGCGGTTCTCCGTCCACATTAATCGTCTGGTACAGCGTAATCGGCTGATCTCCGTCATCGTCATTGTTATCCGTTGGCTTCGGAAGAGCGAGCGAATTATATCCGGCTGCGGTCTCCTGTTTCAGCGTGATTCCGGCAGTCTGTGCAGATACCGTAGCTGTCATGTGGTCTGACAGTTCTTCCATCTGCTTGTCTACGTCAGCCAGCATATCAGGCATAGCGTCTTCCATACCAAGCGTGACACCCGGAGGAATGAAGCGTCCGACCTCTCTCCTCATTCTCTTGGAAGGAGATGCGATACCGAGAGCCGCCTCAGCTCCGTCTATAATGCCAGAGAAGAACCCCCAGACCTGGTCGGTGAACCACCCGATCATGCCTTCGATTCCGTCCCACAGGCCCATGACGATGTTGTAACCGATGTCCGCCATCTGTGACGGCAGTTCGCTCAGTGTGTCGTAGATAGCCGAGAATATATCGGATGCCGCCTGCTGTGCCGTGTCGAGCATATCACTGCCCCACTGCACCAGATTGTCCCAAGTCTCACTCAGGAAATCTCCAACTCGGCCGGGAAGTTCTTGGAAGAACTCGCAGATAGCCTCGATGATCTCGGATGCCGCCTCACGCGCACTCTCGAGCGTTTCGCTTCCCCACTGTACGAAATTCTGATATGTAGTGGTCAGGAAGTCCCAGATTTTTCCGGGTAATTCCTGGAAGAACTCGCATATTGCATCTATTATTTCGCCCGCAGCTTCACGGGCACTTTCGAGCATGTTACTGCCCCATTCTACGAATTTGTCCCAAGTCTCAACGAGGAAGTCCCAGATTTTGCCGGGGAGCTCGTGGAAGAATTCGCAGATAGCCTCGATCATCTGGGGTACGTTCTCGCCGATCCATGCGATTACATCCTGCCCCCAGCTAATCAGCGTACCGATGACATAGCCGATCGCATAGCCGATCTTGTAGGGCAGTTCTTGGAAGAACGTGACGATAGCTTCTATGATGAGCGGCACGTTCTCGCTTACCCACGCCCCGGCACTTGCAGCCCATGTTCCGAGCTGTGTGATGATGCCGTTGAAGAATCCTAAGACCTTTCCGGGCAGTTCAGAGAGCCACTGGCCAGCTGCGGTGAAGACCGACGTGATTGCCGGCCATGCCGTACCTGTCCACCATTGCGGGAGCGTTTCCGTGAAGAACGTCTTCACTGCATCCCAGTTACATATTACCGCTATGATCGCGGCGATTGCGGCGGCTATTAAAATAAGCGGACCGACACCGATGGCTGCTACGATAGATCCGAGACCGGAAACGATTGTCGTACCGAGCGTAGCTATTCCTGTCGCGGCCGCACTTGCGGCTCCGGAAAGACCTGTACCTATGGAAGCAAGCAGCCCTCCCGAGCCGAACAGCCCGCCGATCTTGGCTACGATAGCTCCAATCTTCGGGAATTCGAGAGCAAGGACTTCGGTAAGTGTTCCTGCGCCTCCAGCCCACAGCTGATATGCCTCGTTCGCTTTTGTCGCAAACGACAGCGTGTTACCGACCAGTCCGCTCATGCCCTTCGTGATGGACGAGAACGTGCCTGTAATGGTCTTCAGCGCCTTGAAGGCTACGAATGCTTCAACGACCTTTGCGACGGCTGCTCCGAGCTTTCTTGCGGTCTCAGGATCCATCTGGCCGAATGCTTCGAAGATCTTCTTTACCGCTTCATAAGCTCCCTCAAGGAGCGGACCTATTGTCTTGGATACCTCGCCGAATATGCCGTCGAGGAACGCTCCGAATGCGGGGTACTCCTCGCTTATTCCGTCGATGATGCCCTGTATGATCTTCCGACCGGTGTCTATGATGTCAGGAAGATGCTCTATGAGAGCCTGCGCCAGCTGACCGATTATGGAAGCGGCTGACGATCCGATTGTCGGTGCGTTCTCTATCAGGGACTGTGCGAAGTTGCTCAGTATCTCTTCACCCTTCGCTATGATGTCCGGCATGTTCTGGTCAAGTCCCGCGAGGAACTGCGCCAGAAGTTCCACTGCAACCGTCCATATATCAGCTGTCACGCTGATGAGGCCTTCTATCAGAGCCGTACATAACTCAGCACCGGCTGTTCCGAACGACTCTTTGTTCTCGAGGATAGCCTCCGCCATGGCGTGAATCGTATCCGTTGCCGTAGTGATGATCGTCGGAGCGAAATCCAGAGCCATCTGCGCTATATCAGCAAGTGCGTGTCCAAATGCCGTTCCAAGACCTTTTAATCCATGCTCGGACAGTTCCGCGTTCATGTCGTTGACGATGCCGATCACCTTCTGCACAACTTCTTTAGCAGGTTCTTCAAGGCCTTCATAGAATGTGATTCCAAGGCCTTCTATAGACGACATCAGAATCGTGATTGCACCTTGCAGGTTGTCGTTCATCGTCTCTGCCATGCGCTCTGCAGCTCCATCGCAGCTCCCGATGCTGTCTTTCAGCTGAGTTACATCCTCATCCGTTGCATTGACGATCGCAAGGAGACCGGACATACCATACTGACCAGCTAATGCGGATGCATAGCTTGCTTTCTGCGCGTCGGTCAATCCAGAGAAACTCGTCCTCAGCTGAGCAATGATGTCATCGAGGCTCTTCATCGAACCGTCTTCGTTCTGGATCTGAAGACCGAGCTTTTCAATAGCCTCCTGAGACTGTTTGGTCGGCTTTACAAGCCTTGTGAAAACATTTCGGAGTGCCGTACCTGCCTGACTGCCCTTGATTCCGGAGTTGGCCATAAGGCCGATGGCAAGCGAGACATCCTCAATATCGAATCCCATCGCCCCTGCGACAGGAGCGACATATTTGAATGTCTCGCCCATGAGCGAGACATTGGTGTTAGCGTTAGCGGAGGTCTGTGCAAGGACATCCGCAAAGTGACCGGAATCTTTAGCCTCCAGACCAAAAGCGGTGAGTGCATCCGTTACGATATCAGATGTTCTGCCGAGGTCTTCACCGGAAGCTGCCGCCAGGTTCATGACGCCGGCAAGACCGTCGTACATCTCCTGTGCATCCCATCCAGCCATGGCCATGTAGGAAAGGGCTTCGGAAGATTCCGTTGCGGAGAACTTCGTTTTCGCGCCCATCTCCTTGGCTTTTTCCGTCAATCCGTCAAAGCCGTTCACGACCTGTCCGGCATCATTGACAAGAGTCTGTGTGGAGGCACTCGAAATTGCTTCCACCTTGGACATTCCTGCCTCGAAATCCATACCGACCTTTGTCGCATATCCGCCGATCGCAGTGACGGCGCCGGCTGCGGCTGTCAGGATGTTCTTCGTGACGGCAACGGCTCCGGACCCGATTCCTTTGATCTTATTTATGCCCGACTGATAGCCCGATGTGTCGAGCTTTGTATCGAACTTTAGAGTGCCGTCGTAGCTCAATACACACCTCCTGATGTCATCGGCTCAACGGCTCTACTTGACCTCCTTAATCTGGTTACCTGTTTTTATCTTTATCTCGAATACCTTCTTACAGTGCCGGGCTTTACAGCGGACATATATTCCTTTACATTCAGCCCGGTTGTCATAGGTGACATTCGTCGTATGCCCGCAGTAGGGACAGATTACCTTCGATTCCATCACCCACCTCGCTTCAATCGCTCGACCGCTTCCACATCTCCGTTCTGAAGGGCTGCGATAAGTTCTTTCTCTTTCTTGCTCTCTGTGACGTTCTTGCCGTCAGGCAGCCTATACAGATTCTTCATCCTCTGGTAGTAGGCCTTCTGCTCCTTGCTCATGTCCTTATTGATTTTGATTGCCCTGCAGTGCATGACATCCACAAACAGGCTGTCACGGAGCGAGATGAACATAGCTCTGAATTTCCACCAATGCAGGTGCTCGATATCCTGAAGATCTATACCGTACTGGGCCAGGAAAGCCGAATAGATTAGGTTCGCATCATACTCGTAATCGTAGATTCGCTTCTCACGCCCTGACCCACCGGATGAACGTTCTTTCTCTTCTTCCGGCTCTCCACAGCGGTAGAACCAGAGGAACTGATCAACCGCTTCCTTTATGTTCCAAAACGGGACATTATCTCCATAGAAGTTAAAGAGCGCCTGAGCAGCCTTGTCTTCCTTGGACAACTCTGCATCTTGCAGGAGCATCTCCGTAATCATCATCGAGCGGAAGTCTGCATTGATCTCGACCTCATCGCCATCAATGGTCACACTATACGGCAGAGCATCGATGATGATATT